ATGAAATTAGACGCTATCATCGAAGATATGCAGGGATGCATCTTCTCGCTGCAACAGCGGGTCGAAGAGTTGAAGACGATGGACGACAAGTCGGCCGAAACGATTCTGATGACCCGTCAGGAGGCTGCCGATCTGATCGGCAAGTCGTTGCGGCAACTGGATCGGGATTGCCGCCGATACGGCATCCGAAAGGTCCATGCCAACGGAGGGATCCGAATCCCCAAAATCGACCTGCTCGTGCATATGGGGCTGGTCGCACGACCGGCGGAGCCGCGCCAAAGCGAGTTGCAACGGGTATTGGGCAGATTCGGACGACGATGAACTACCTCACGGAGATAAAACTCTTCAACGAGTGGCTCGAAACCGAACAGCTACCGTCCAATGCCATCGTATTGTGGTATGCCTTGATGTTCTCGGCGAACCGCTGCGGCTGGCGCGACGAATTCGCGGTATCGTTCTCCGTATTGCAGAGCCGCACGAAACTCGACCGATCTACCGTCTGGCGGATGCGTAAGGTTTTGGCGGATAGAGGTATTATCTCCGTGGAGGAACGGGGCGGCAATCGGAGCGCGCTTTATCGGCTGCATTCGTTCGAGCGGATGTTTGCGTCGCAACGTACTACGCTGACTGCAACGCAATCCGACACGAATCCGTCCGAAGCATTGCAAGGTGCGACGCTGTCTGCAACCGTACATAGACTGAACAGGGATTCTTCTGAAAAAGAAAAAACAAGCAAAAAAGAAAAAGAGGGTTCGGCGGGCGAAGAGAGAAAAAGTTGCGCGAAAAAGAGAGAAATGCCGCGTCTGAACCATGCGCAGTTCCTCTCGATGCTCGAACCAGCGTGGCGGGAGCCGATGACCGTATGGTTGGAGTACAAGCGTATTCGTCGCGAGAGTTATCGCAGCGAGTCGGGAGCGAGGAAATGTCTGTCGCTGCTGCGCAGCCTTTCGGGCGAGGATCCGACGGTTGCCGCTGCCATCATCGACCGCAGCATTGCCAACAATTGGGCAGGACTGTTCCCGTTGCCGCCGACCCGATCTGCGAGAGGACAACATCCCGGACAGATCATCCATCCCGTGACCGACGAACGTACCCGGCGGTTGTTGGAAAAACTCGACCGCAAATGAAATGTGGGACAATGACCTCTTTGCGCAAATACTGACGAAACTATTTTCACATGACAAAAACGACACACCGCATGAATCGCATCGCATCGCTTATCGACCGCATGGTCGCAGACAAACGCCTCGTCGTCCGTTCGCCGCACGACCTCTCGTGGGGCGACAGGGATTATTGCGAGGGCCTGTTCTGTGAAATCTTCCGGAGGGTCGATACTTCGATCGTGCGCTACCGCCACCTGACCGAGTATGCCGGGATCATCGACTGGATGGCCTCGACCGAAGGGCGCGGACTGCTGCTCTACGGCGATTGCGGACGCGGCAAAAGCATTATCCTTACGGGCGTCGTTCCCGTATTATTGGCGATGAAGGAGCGGATGACGGTCGCCATTCACGCCGACGAACTCTCCAAACCTTATGAACTTGCTCTGCGGACAGCCGGCTACGACCCGAAAATGACGAATCTCGACTACTTGACCCGCACGGCTTATCCTATTATCGACGAGTTGGGCGTAGAGCCGCTCGTAAACGACTATGGCGAGAAGTATGAAGGTTTCAACCGCGTCATCAACGCTGCCGAACGCTATCTGCGGCCGTTGTTCCTCTCGACGAACCTGACCCGCGAACAGCTGCTTCGCCGTTACGGAGAGCGGACTTTCGACCGATTGACGCGCTTGTGCCGTCCGGTGAAGTTCGAGGGCGAGAGTCTGCGCTGACAATCGAAAAACAAAACACGATATGAAACTGCAACGAATCATTCATCATTTGGAAGACGGCCGCCGCAAGTATGTGACCCATAACGGCGAGATGGAAAAGTGGACGGAGGTCGAAATCGAAAACCTCCGCCGCAATACGGAACAGTACGGTCCGGCAGCCTATACCGCCGACTTCGCCAAATACGGCATCTCCGCTCGCGAACTTCGCGAACGCTATCCCGAGGCGAAGATCATCCGCATCGTCGGCTTCGAGACCGAGGATCATGACCTGCCGTTGAACCCCGAAATCATCTTTTGAGAACTCGTGTCGGATTTGTCAACGAATTTATTCGATAGAGATTTTGCTATTATTTCTCGTTGGAGAATGCGAAGAATAGCGGTTCCTATTCGACAAATTCGACGACGTGAAATAATAGTAAAAGAATAACGAAGAAAGAGATTTACAAATTCGATACGAGTTCAATATGCCGCACCTCAAACGTACCGTCCGCCGTCCGTGGCTGCCGGAGCATAAGCCGCAATCGGGACGGCGCCACGCTAACACGGAGTTCTATCAGTCTGCCGCGTGGCGGAAACTGCGCCTCGTCAAGTTGGAGCAGCAGCCTCTGTGCGAGGAGTGCCTGAAACACGACCGACATACTCCGGCGCAGATGGTCGACCACATCGTCCCGATCAATCGGGGCGGGGCTCCGCTCGACTTGCAGAACCTGCAATCCCTCTGCAACTCCTGCCACAACCGCAAGAGCGCTCGGGAGCGAAGATAACACGATGTCGAACTTCTAAAACGAATGCCTATGATGTAAAACGAGCAGGCGGTACGAAGACCTCGAATAGATTATTATGAATCGAATACGGGAAAGATCGGCTGTTGGAAAAATCGATTCGTACCGTCTGCATTTTTATCATAGACTTCAATGATTATGCGAACGACTCTGAATTTGAATGAAATCATCTCCGAATGGATTTCGGAGTGCGACATACTCCCCGCCACCAAACGGGACTACCGGCGCAAAATCGCGCTATGGTTCCGGTGGCTGTCGGCGCACGATGTCGATACCCGTTCTCCGGAGCGTCGGCACGTTCTGGAGTACAAACAGCAGCTGCAAGCCGACGGCAAGAGCGTCTATACCGTGAACAGCCTCGTTACGATCCTCAAGCTGTTTTACGGCTTCTGCGAGCGACAGGGCTACTACGGCAATATCGCCGCAGGGATCCGCAGCAGCAAACGCCACACGGAGTACAGCAAACTGCCGCTGACGGCGGAGCAGGCGTTCCGGCTGTTGGACAGCATCGATACCTCGACTGCCATCGGGCGTCGCGACCGACTGATGATCTCGCTGATGCTCTTCAACGGGCTTCGCACTTGCGAGGTGGAGCGTATCGACATCGGCGACTTCGCCGAGCGCGAGGGGCAACCGATTCTCCGCATCCAGCGTAAGGGACGCACGGACAAAAATGAAATCGTTGTGCTGCATCCCGACACGGTCGCGTGGCTGGAGGAGTATATCGCCGGCAGGGACTTCGACAGCGACACTCCGCTCTTCGTATCCCACAAGGCGCAATGCGACAACCGGCTCGTGCGGCAGACGATCGGGCGGATCATCAAACAACGCCTTGCCCGTATCGGCATCTCGCATCCGAAGATCTCGGCGCATTCGCTGCGGCACACGTTCGGGGCGCTGATGGTCGAACAGGGCATAGATATCGAGACGATCAAGGATATGATGGGACACTCCGATACGAAGACCACGCGCATCTATATCGAAATGGCGCAGCAGCGACGACTGCTCCATCACTCGCCGTCGATGACCATAGGCGATGCGATATTGAACAGCGGCGGCAAACCGCACCGATGATTGAAGTACAGTGAATTAATGAATTACGCCAACTATTTGACTCGCAGAACTTTGGCGATTTTCGCAACTCTTTGGGATCCAATACATGAACATCAAAGAGTTACGTGATCGAGGTACGCTCCCGACCGAAAACGGGGAGGGGTCGAAAATCCTCCGAACCCTGCGAAAAGCAATCGCGCCCCAAGTCTTCTGTACGCGCGTGCAGAATTGAGGAAATAAGAAATAATTCTCGGATGCGTTCTTTGAAATATTATACGGAAAAATTGGCGATTTGGATTTTTATCACGATATTTGCGTTACGATAATATCGTAACGATAAAAATGAAAAGACAGTATGAAGCCGAATAATCCGTTTTTGATTTCGGGCTACTACAGCCCCGCATATTTCTGCGATCGCGAGCGGGAAACCGCAACGATGATCGAGGCGCTGCACAATGGTCGCAATCTGACCTTGATAGCGCCGCGCCGTATAGGCAAAACCGGATTGATCAGGCATGTCTTCTACCGATTGCAGGAGCGGCAGCCGGATACGGTAATGCTTTACATGGACATCTACTCGACGCAGAACCTCGGGGACTTCATTCGGCTGTTCGCCAATACGGTGCTGGGGCGATTGGATACTGTTCCGCAGAAGGCGTTGGGCCGTGTCGCGCGATTCATCAAGAGTTGCCGCCCGGTTTTCACGTTCGATGAACTGACCGGACTGCCCAAGGCGACGATCGATGTCGCTCCGACAACGGAGGAAACTACGCTCAAGGAGATATTCGGCTACCTGCAATCGGCGGATAAGCGTTGCTATATCGCCATAGATGAATTTCAACAGATCGCCGAATACCCCGAAAAAGGTGTCGAGGCCTTGTTGCGTTCTTACATTCAGTTCCTGCCGAACGTGAACTTCATTTTTGCGGGGAGCAAACAGCATGTCATGCAGGAGATGTTCCTCTCGGCTAAAAAACCGTTTTACCAAAGTACGCAGACGCTTTCGATCGATCGAATCGACAAGGCGGCTTACTATGATTTCGCTGAGGCATTCTTCGCCGGGCAGGATCGTGCGCTGGAGCGAACCGTATTCGACACGATTTACGACCGGTTCGACGGGCATACATGGTATATCCAGGCGATCTTGAACCGACTTTACGGATATTCGGTCGCTATCGACTCCGCAACGGTCGATTTCGCCATTCGGGAGATCGTCGAGGAGTCTACCTATGCTTACGAAAGTCTGTTGGCTGCCTACCCGACGGGGAGCGTTCGCTTACTCAAAGCCATCGCTTGCGAAGGGTGCGTCAAGGAGATTCTGGCCGGTGAATTCATCGCCAAATATAAACTTCGGGCTGCCAGCAGCGTGAACAGCGCAATCAAAAAACTGCTTGCTAACGAACTGGTCTACAAAGCTACGGATGGATATATCATATACGATCGCTTTTTGAACGAATGGCTGCGTAGTCTGGCATTCTGATCTCTCGTACAATATTTCAATGTTACTGCATCCGGGTTCGCAAGACTCGGATGTTTCGTTTCGTGCGAAATCGGAATGTAATGAAAACTGCATAAACAATGACGAAAGGACGTAAGAAAATACCTGACGAATTGAAATCCTTACGGGGTACGGACCAGCCGTGCCGGATGACCGGCGATGCTGTTTCCGCCGGCACCGCCGTCGCGGCATTGCCGCGCTCCGGACTGAAAGGTACGGCGAAAAAGGTGTTCGAGGTCGTGGCGACGGAGTTGATCCACAAATGCCTGTTGGACGTCGTCGGCGTGGATCTGGTCGTCGCCTACGCTCGCGAGATGGGGCTGTACCACGATATGATGCGCGAAACCGAAAAAGAGGGATACACCATCGAAGTAATGACGAAACACGGTACGGCGACGGTCGTCAATCCCAAGCGTAAGATCGCCGAATCGGCGTTGATGAATGCCAAGGCACTTGCAACCGAATTTGGACTCACGCCCGCAAGCCGCAGTCGGGTCGCCGCATTAGTATCCAACGCACCTCAAAAAGATGATTTTACAGATTTCGAAGAGATAAGATAAGGACGAGATAATGAAATTCAATACAAAATCGCCAGTGATTTTTAAGACGATCCAGACAACTAATTTTCGGGTCACATCAAGTCGTCTTTTCCATAAGATTGCCAGCAACGATGCGACAAATAATTCGATAAAAATTCTCTTTGTTTTCATCCTTTTTCAGGGTTAAAAATTTTGAGAATTTTCAAATCGCTCCGTTGTCGCTCAAAGGTAAGCTGAAGGGCTAAAAAACGAAAGGACAAAAAATGGCCGTTTTTTACGGCGGAAACACATATTGATTTTCAGGTAGTTATGAAATATACATTTGCAGAGGAGTATTCAAGAGCCATTTTAGAGGGAAAAATCGCCTCTTGCGAGTATGTCCGCCTCGCCGTCGAGCGTTACTACACCGACCTCGACCGTGCGCTCGACAAGGGATGGTACTTCGATAAGAAAGCCGCAATGCGCGCTATCCATTTCATCGAAAAACTCAAACATACCAAAGGCGAATGGGCGGGACAGCGGTTCCGGCTGGAGCCGTGGCAGCAGTTCGTGCTGTGGAATATCTTCGGGTGGAAGAATGCCGACGGCACGCGACGTTTTCGATACGCTTATATCGAGATCGCCCGCAAGAACGGCAAAACCGCACTATCCGCCGGCGTCGGGTTGTATATGCTTTTCGCCGATGGCGAGAGCCGCCCGGAGGTTTACTCGGCCGCGACGGTCAAGGATCAGGCGAAGATATGCTTTTCGGATGCTGTGGAGATCGTCAAGGCGACCGATCTGAAAAACTACCTCACGCCATACCGAAACTCGATCGTCTATGAACTCAAAGGCGGTACGATGAAACCTCTCTCGTCGGATTACGGCACGCACGACGGTCTGAATCCGAGTTGCGGCATCATCGACGAGTTCCACGCCCACAAGGACAGCGGAATGTTCGACGTCATCAAGTCGGCTTTCGGCGCACGGCGGCAACCGTTGATGTTCATCATCACGACGGCGGGCTTCGATAAGTCGGGAGTATGCTATGCCTATCGGGAGAATGTCATCAAAGTGCTGCGCGGCGTGAACGAGGACGATTCGTTGTTCGGCATCATCTACACGCTCGACGATAAATCGGAGTGGGACGATCCGAAGATGTGGATCAAGGCCAATCCCAACCTCGGCGTGAGTTTGAGTGCCGACTACCTCGCCGACCAAGTGAAAGACGCCAAGAACCGCCCCGAAGCCGTCCGCAACGTGATGACGAAGAACGTGAACTTATGGGTCGATGCCGAACGGACGTGGATTTTGGACGACGTGTGGATGAAGTGCATCGGTACGACTGATCCCGCCGACCTGAAAGGCTGCGCCTGCTGGGGCGGTTTGGATCTCTCGAACGTATCGGATATTACGGCTTACGTACTGCTCTTCCACGAGAACGAGCGTTTCCAATTGCTACCGCACTTTTGGATTCCCGAAGAGAAGATGCTGGAAAAGGTCCGCAAGGAGAATATCAACTACGACAAGTGGGTGGCAGAGGGTTATGTAACCGTTACGCCGGGCAATGTCATCGACTACGACTTCGTCAAGGCGGATATCCTGCGTATCGTGGCCGACTACGACTTGCGGACATCGGCTTACGACCGCTGGAACGCTTCGCAGACGATCATCGACTTGCAGAACGAGGGGATGGAGTGCAATCCTTTCGGACAGGGCTATGGCTCGATATCAGCACCGACCAAGGAGTTCGAGAAATTAGTGCTGACCGAAAAGATCGAACACTTCGGCAATCCGGTCTTGCGGTGGATGCTCGCATCGACGCTCGTCAAGACCGATCCTGCGGGCAACATCAAACCCGACAAGGAGAAATCGACGCAGAAGATCGACGGCATCGTAGCCTCGATCATGGCACTCGGGGAGTGGATGACCGCACAGGCTAACGACGAGAGCAATCCGTATGAAAACCGAGGACTATTAACCTTATAACACGATACGATTATGAATAGTAGAAAAATGAACATTTGCGATGAGCGAGAGCAGAGGCGGCTCGCAGACTATGCTGAGCGTAGCAAATGTGCATCGAAGATGAACCGAAAGCAATACAAACGTTATCACTCGCCGGTCATCGCAGCCGAGCGCGAGAAAGTCGAGGCTGAACTGTCGGCGATGAATCCCCTCGAACCCGAAGTGCGGCATTTCCTCTCGTTCGAGGGCTTCGCGGAACTCTATCTCCGTATGCGCGACCTTTATCCGACGCAGTTGGAGGCTTACGAGCGGTTGGAGGATTTCTACATCACTATTACCGGTAAGCGCAGGTATTCCGAGTTCAGTTCGTTCAGAAGGGTGTTGAATAGATTATTAAACAAATGATATCAAATATTCTTTTTGTTTTATCCAAGACTACGTAAAATTCTGTATTTTTGTATAAAACAGAAAAATATGGCTACATTACAACATTTAAGAATAAGAAACTTTAGAAGCGTCGAAAATTTCGAACAGTCTTTTACATCAGGTATATCTTGTATTATTGGGCGTGGAGACTCGGGGAAAACAAGTATTATTGATGCTATCTCATACGTGTTTTCATCTCATTGGGGACTCCATTTCTATGATAGTGATTTTTTCAATTGTAATACCGATAATTCTATTGAGATTGAAGGTACTATTATAAATGTGCCATCAAAGTTACTGATTAAATACGGAGCACACATACGCGGTATTCTCCAAAATGGGAGTATTATCGATGATATGGAAATAGAGGAAGCAAAAACAGCAATCCCTGCACTAACCATCAAATTAGTTGTTACAAAAGATTTAGAGCCCCAATGGTTTGTTGTTTCTGATAGAGGTCTCGAACCTATGCCAATTACAGCTGCTGATCGAGGTTTAATAAATTCTTTTTCTGTTTCAGATTATACCGATCGACATTTTTCACTAAATAAGGGAAATCCATTATATTCTTTATATAAGCAACTTGCAGGAGAGGATGCACAGGATGGTGCAAATGTTGTATTAGAAATCATCAGACAAGCCAAAACAAATTTTGATACAACAGTAGCCGAGAAGTTTACATCAGTAATTGATAAAATTACTGATGTCGCATCTAAATTAGGAATTCAACTCAATGAGATAAAAGCATCACTTGATCACAGAGATATCTCATTGGGAGAAAATAAAGTATGCCTTCATGAAGGCAGTATCCCATTTCGTCTAAAAGGGCGTGGTTCCAAGAGATTATTATCATTAGCTATTCAATTATCACTGACTCAACCATCAGGAATAATTTTAATAGATGAAGTTGAGCAGGGTTTAGAGCCTGATAGAGTGCAGCATCTCGTGAGTATACTTGGCAAAAATTATAAGGATACTCAAATAATTCTTACAACCCATTCAAGTAGCGTAGTTACAGAATTGCCAAGTCAATGTTTGTATATTATGAGATCTGGGTGCCATTCATTTCAGATGGTGGGAGGTAAATTGCAAAATTGTACACGCTCTAATCCCGAGGCGTTTTTTGCAAAGAAAATACTTGTATGCGAAGGAGCAACAGAAGTTGGTATATGTCGGGCTATAAATGAATATAGAATTCGTCAGGGAAAGACCTCTGCGGCTTGTTTAGGAATTCGTTTTGTCGATGGTCATGGCGATTCAATGATAGACTACGTAGAAAAATTCCGATCTTTGGGATATGATTGTTGTTTATTTTGTGATTCGGATAAAGATAGTATCAACGACAAAAAGGTAGGCATAAGAAGTCGAGGAGTGACTATTGTAGATTGTCAAAATCATAATGCCATTGAACAACAGGTTTTTATGGATATTCCATGGCAACATGTAAAGGATCTTGTGGTCTATTATATGGAGGTTGAAGACAAAGAACCTCGGGCAATATTCGACTGTGTAAATTCTAAATTGACTAATAAAAAAGTATTCTCCGACGACTGGATAAAAGACGATTCGGCTGATTTGCGTCAAGCATTAGGAAATGCTGCAAAAGTAGATTATAAACCCAAACAAGACGGGACATTGAAAGAAAAAGGCGGATGGTTTAAAAGGCAAGATCATGGGGTTCAAATTGGCTCAATCATATTGTCCGCTTTTGATGATATTAACAATGATGTACATTTAAAAATAATGTTCAATAGTCTAATGCAGTGGATGGATGCATAAAATGGTCAATATATCCGAGTTTTTAGACAACGATAAAAGTATGATTATCGCACCCGCAGGATACGGTAAAACTCATACTATCATTGATTGTCTATTGCAAAATCAAGGACAAGGGAAAATACTTATCCTTACACATACTCATGCAGGGATAGCATCGATCCGAGGAAAAATAAAAGATCACGATATTCCGACTGCTCATTATCATATTGATACAATTTGCAGTTTTGCACTTCAAATGTCGCAAATCTATCATATTGATAAAGCGGATTTTCCCAAAGTAGAGAAGTCTAATGCTTATTTTGATTTTGCGATCACGACTGCAATTAAGATATTGCAAGCTCGTCCGATTCAAGAAGTCATAAAATCAAAATACAGTCATGTTATTGTTGATGAGTACCAAGACTGTTCCGAAGAGCAGCACGTGTTAATATTAAAACTGTCTGCTATTTTGAAAACTCATATTCTCGGAGATCCATTGCAAGGTATTTTTGAATTTAGGCATACTCGATTGATAGATATGGAAAGTGATCCATCTATGGAGGATTTCAAAAATAATAAGCAAGAACTTCAGACACCATGGCGATGGGTTAATGCCCATGCAACACAATTAGGAATAGATCTTGCGTCCATTAGAAATGAGCTGTTAGCCGGACGAGATGTAGATTTACGGTTATATAGATCTATCACTCTTGTAAATGCTCAAGAACGAGACTATACGATTCCAGATAGTTCATATAAGAATGCAATATGGCATGAAATCAATCAACGGCAAATTCAAAGTTTATTGTTAATTCACCCCGTGGCTGAAAATGAATCTCCGAGAGAAGAGTTCATCAAACGATTTCCTCCATTAAGAATGATAGAGTCAATAGATAATAAAAAATTCTATGATTATTGTAATTTATTTGATTCTAAAACAGGACAAAATTTAATAGAAGAGATTGTGAAATTCTCTCAAAAATTTTTCACAAAGACGGTGGTGGATGCATGGTTTAGATCTGACTATACATTGAAAAATAAAAGAGGTGTGGATGCCAAAAAGGTAATACCAATATTGCAAAGTCTAATCGATTCATTGGTGTCTAATAAAAATTATTCTTTAATTGCTGAATTAATTGAGCAAATCAAAGACCTTCCCAATAACAAATGCAATAGGTCTGATTTTATGCGAGATCTTATTTCTGCTCTTCGAAATGCCCATTCTAATAAAATATCAGCTTATGAGGCAATGAAACGTAATAGAGATATTATAAGACGTGAAGGTCGTAATATAATTGGGAAATGTATTGGAACAACTTTGCTTACAAAAGGATTAGAGTTTGATTCTGTTATTGTACTGAATGCTCATAAATTTAATAATCCCAAGCATTTGTATGTGGCATTAACGCGTGCTTGCAAGCGTTTAACCGTGATTACTGAAAATCCAATTTTGCATCCCTATTCAAATTAAAGACAATGTCTTATCTCTAAACAAAATCACTTTATTAAGTTTGCCACAAAGCAAGTTTGATGAAGTGGTTTTCATTTTTGCATAGGGGCGAGCGGCGCGATATTTCATCGGCCGAGTTCGAGGCGGCGGTGAATAAGGTTATTACCGCCGACACGGTAGCCGATGCCACGCGCCAGCCATATATCACCGAGGAGGGTGCATTGAATCTCACGGCGGTTTGGGCTTGCGTGCGAATCCTCTCCGAAACGGTCGGAACGCTCCCGTTGCATCTCTATCGCCGTACTGCTCGCGGTCGCGAGCGACAGTACGACCATCTCTGCCATCGACTCGTGCAGGCTCCCAACTCCTATTCCACACGTTTCGACCTGATGCATCACCTGATGGTCTCGTGCGCTTTGTGGGGCAACGGCTATGTCCGCATCTTTCGGGACAAGCGCTACCGCCCTGTTCGGCTGAAATTCATCCATCCGGCCCGTATCGAGCCGCTCCTTACCGACAACGACGAACTCTTCTACCGATCGGACACGGGCGAACTGCTTCCGAACGAAGACGTCATCCACCTGCGCGGGCTCTCGACCAATGGCTACAAGGGTAAAAGTCCAATTGCCGTTCATCGCGACAACCTTGCACTCTCCGTCTCGGCGCAACTCTACGGCAAACGCTTCTTCGATCAGGGCGGCAATATGTCGGGCGTCTTCAAATATCCCTCGACGCTCAAGCCCGAAGCCTACCAGCGGCTCAAGAAAGGCCTCATCGCCCAATCGGTCGGTTTGCACAACGCCCACGTCCCGCTGCTGTTGGAGGGTGGTATGACCTACGAACGTATCTCCATTCCTCCCGAAGATGCACAGTTCATCGCTACGCGCAAGTTCCAAAAGACCGAGATCGCCACCATCTACGGCATACCGCCGCATATGATCGCCGACTTGGAACGTGCCACGAACAACAACATCGAGCATCAGGGAATGGAGTTCGTGCAATATTGCCTGATGCCGTACCTCGTCCGCATCGAGGAGGAGTTCAACCGCAAACTGCTCCGCGAGGACGAGTTCGGGGAGTATTACTTCCTCTTCGGTCTGAACGGACTGCTGCGCGGCGATACCAAAACCCGCTCGGAATACTACAAGAATATGAATATCGTCGGCGCGATGTCTGCCAACGAGATCCGCTCCCTCGAAGATATGAACTCCTACGATGGCGGCGACGAATACTTCGTACAAATGAACATGCAGCCGGTAACGACTGCCATAAAACTTAAAACGAATGAAGCTGAATAATGAAATAGAGATCCGGAGCCTTATCGGCGATCTGCATATCGAGAGCCGCGAGGAGGGAACAGTCAGCCGGACTATCGTCGGCTATGCTGCGAAATTCGAGAGATGGAGCGATCCTATTATGGGGTGGTTCCGGGAGAAGATCGCTCGTGGAGCGTTCGACGGGTGCGATCTGTCGGACGTCATCATGTGCTTCAACCACAACTCCGATTCGATCCTCGCCCGCACAACGAGCGGTACGCTGCGATTGGAAGTGGACGACGTGGGTCTGCGCTTCGCGTTCGAGGCTCCGAATACGACGTCGGGGAGCGATATGCTGGAGCTGGTACGCCGGGGCGACGTCTCGAAATGTTCGTTCCGCTTCGGCGTCGAGCAGGACGAGTGGCAGTATGCCGACGAAAAGAACGGCCTTGCGATGGACGAGCGGACGATCCTTAAATTTTCGCGTGTGGTGGATGTTTCGCTCGTGGTATTTCCCGCCTATCCCGAAACCGAAGCCTCGGTGCGGCATCTCGAAGAGCGAAAAGCCGTGTGGTTATCATCCAACAAAACGGAGGCAGCGAATCATTCTTATAAAATAGAATCTCGAAACCGTTTATGTGATTTTCTTAAGATCGCAAATAAACGCTAACCGAAATTTCCATATCTTTGTAACAGCCGATGATTTCATCGGCTGTTACTTGTTATAAAAATAAATAAAGCATAATGAAACTACGAATTCCAAACTCGGAAGTTCAAGAACTTCTAACCGACAAGTCTTTTGAGTATCCTAAATACGCGACTCAAATTATGAACTTGGCGAATCAAAATGCACAAGGTACTCGTCCGAATATTGTAGGTCAAATGAGCGACCTGATTCAAGAATTCGGAGCAGGATCGATGATTGAATGGGATGCTTGGTATAAGAACGGTCACCCGGAAGCGATCGAGACTGCAACCGAACGAGTGTATCGGATGATTGAATTACTTAAAGAGAGTATTCAGACCATTGATAAGGATATGGTCCGAAAATGGATCGAAGAGCTTGTTGTTGTCAAGACTTATTGCGGATTAAAATTCCAGGAGGCCATTCTCCGTAAAATTGCAGAAGAAAAGCAATCGGACTATAGATTGGCGACCCCCGAAGAAGAGGCGCAAGGTATAGATGGATTCATTGGAAATTATCCGGTTAGTATCAAGCCAATCACTTATCGGATTATGAATGAGCTACCGGAGCACATCAATGTGCCGATTATTTACTATGACAAGAAAAAGTCGGAAATAGTGGTTGAATATAATTTTTAGTTATGCCTACAAATTTCACACAAGCTCAGCGCACACGATTACTCGCCATTTTACAAATTGGAAAAAGAAATGCTATTAATGCTACTAATATCGCCAAAGCATTAGGATTTCCTACAGGTGGTAATCAAGTAAAAACTCGAGATTTAATTCGAGAATGCATAGAAATTGATGGTGACCTAATTGGAAGTTCTTTATCTAAACCAAGAGGTTTTTATTTGATAGATCAAACAAATAAAAATGAGCTGGACTCCTATCTTGATTCTTTAGAAAGCCGCGCAATTGATATTTTGAGACGTCGAGAATGGCTTATCCGCAATTGGAATAATACAGTTGCAGGTAATCCAACGACCAGAATTGTAAAATATGTCAAGCCTTAAGATGTTATAAGGCTGCCTAAAACTTGTTAGACAGCCCCATAATTATTAGAGAGTTAATGCAATTTGCCTTCCCGTGGGAATAGGAGCAATACGCTTTCTATTCCCTATTTTTATTTCAGTAGTTACCGGAATAATATTTACGTATTCAGCAGTAATCTGATGATTGGTTCCTTTTATTGCAGACAAGTAGACGAATCGCATATCTGTTTCTTGCGAAGTCATAACCGGCATCTGGAGATACTCGTTGAAATGTTTGATCTCTTTATTCTGTGTTCGTTGCGAAACGAATTCTTTATGTGCTGCTATTCGATTAACAATAACTTCGTTTATTTGGTCAACCGATGATGAATGAATATTATCGGCTATAATATCTATAAACTTATCATCAATTTCATAACCAATACTATTGCGATTGCTCATGATGGCGGCAATCGTAGTCGTACCGGTTCCCAAGAAAGGATCCAATACCGTATCTTCTTGTAACGAATACATATTGATTAGACGGTATGGAACTTCCAATGGATAGGCCGCACTCCTATCTCGGCTTTCAGCCGATATTTTTTGTTTGGTACCTTTTATATTGTCCCACAAATCGGAAAACCACACATTGCGTTCCTCCCAAAAGAACGAACTCTCACGGCGCTTCTGTTTGTCTATTGCAGATTTGAATTCGCGTTTACCTCCTTTGCGAAAAATCAAAATCCATTCGTGTTCCAATGTTACATATGCTCCTGCAGGGAGCATTCCGGATCCCATAAATTTATTCGGAGCATTCGTTTGCTTTCTCCAAATAATGTTTGGCAGATTTACATACCCGTGAGCGGTGAAATAGTTAATTATACGGGAATGATTGGAATATAAAGCAAAATTGCCGTTGAATGTTCGCGTCGCATCGCCGACATTGATACAGACGATTCCACCCGGGACAAGGACACGTGTCACCTCATCCCATACTTTATCCAGCTCTTGATGCATTAATTCAAAAGCCGATTCCGGCTGGTTCTCATTAAGTGTATTTGCAATACAAGGATTTTGTTTGCTTAGTATCTCATCCCACATTTGGATCATGGGATATGGCGGAGATGTAACGACTAACTCGACAGAGCAGTCATTAATTTCTTTCATCTGTTGGGCTGCCCCAGTATATATGCTATGCGTTGTCTTCATAATTTCAAAGCAAAGATAATTCATTTCCTTCTATAATCCTCCATTATTCGACTTTATTCTAAAACCGAGACAAAGTTTCTCTATTACAGCTGATGTGTGAATTAAGTTTGCTCCCGAACGAATCGATAACGAAATTTATGAGCAAACTGAAAACCCTTAAAGAGAGTCGCGCTGCCGTGTTCGCACGGATTGACGAGTTGCGTACCGCAACGGATGGGCGCGAGATGACCTCCGAGGAGCAGGAGCGGTGGAACACGCTGCTTGCGGAGTACGAGCAGGCCGACCGCGCCGTCGAAGCCGAGGAGCGCTATGTCGATATCGAACGCCGGCAGGCCGAGCAGCAGTATGCCAGACAAACCTCCGGCGAGCAGCCCGACGAACGTCGTGCCGAGGAGTACCGCACCGCTTTCCGCAACTACCTGCTGCGCGGCGCTGCGGATATTTCGCCCGAACATCGGACCCTTTTCGAGCAGCGCGCCGGCATCACGGGTTTGTCGGGCGGCGTAATCGTTCCTTCGTCGCTGTCCGACAGCATCGAGGTCGCGCTGAAAGCCTACGGCGGGATGTTCGAGGCGGGTTCGATCCTCACCACGAGCAAGGGCGGCGACCTGATCATGCCGACGGTGAACGATACCGATGCGAAAGCTACGGTCGTGGCCGAGTATCAGCAGTCGACCAAGTCCGCACCGTCGTTCGGCTCCGAAACGCTCAAAGCCTACACCTACCGCACGCCCATCGTCCCCGTGTCGTTGGAGCTGTTGCAGGATTCGGCATTCGACCTCGAATCGCTGCTTTCGGGACTGCTTGCCGAGTCGTTCGGGCGAGGCATCAACCACGACCTCACGCGCGGCGACGGCAAGGGCAAACCCAAGGGCATCGTCGAGTGGGCGCACGCTTGTGCCGTCAATCCTTCGGCCAACGGGATTTCGCTCGACGCACTGATCGAGCTTATCAAGGGCGTGGATTCTTCCTATGCCCGGCACGGGCGGTTCATGTTCAACCGCAATACGCTCTACTCGCTCGTCAAGGTCAAGGATACGACGGGACGCTACATCTGGCAGGAGGGCGCGAAGGACGGCACGCCGCCGACCTTGTTCGGCAAGGCGTATATCCTGAACGACGACCTCGACGATGCCGCCGCAGGCAAGACCTCGGTGCTGTTCGGCGACTTCTCGAAGTTCAAGATCCGTATGGTCCGATCGTTCCGCGTGATCCGCCTGAACGAGCTGTTGGCCGAGTACCTTTCGATCGGGCTGTTCGGCTTCGCCCGCGTGGACGGCATCCTGCTGGACGCCGGTACGCACCCCGTTCACAAACTGACGCATAAATCGGCGTAAGGTATGACGGTAATCGAGACACGGGAGCCGCCGATCGCGCTGGAACTTGCCAAGCAACACCTGCGGGTAGGCAGCGCCACCCATGACGATACTTTGATCGCTGCGAAACTCGACATGGCCGTTGCCGTGGCGGAGGATATGACGGGACGGATCATCCGGGAGAAGAGGGTACGGTTCGACGTATCGATCCCTTCCGATGCTCCCATCGTCCGTCTGCCCGTCCCTACGACGTGCATCGAGCGGCTCTCCGTCTCTCGAACCATCATTCCCGAATCCGATTACACGCTTTTGAAGGACGACTACGACCCGATGTTGATTGCCGAACAGCAGTACAATGGACAAACCGCAACGGTTACGGCTGTCGTCGGCTACGATCGCGATAATATACCTCCGGCAATCAAGGCGGCTATTCTGCTGATCTTGGGTACGCTCTACGACAACGAATCGGACAACCTCGTCGGACGCTCCGTCTCGGAGCTGTCGCTCACGGCCGAAAAACTCCTGCTTCCGTGGCGGGTAACCCCTTACGGCGATGTTTGACACGCGAATCGAAATCCTCGAATACACCGAGGAGCGGGACGAGTACAACGACCTCACGAAATCGCTCCGGCACGTCGCCGTCTGCTACGCCCAGCGTACCGAGAACGGCGGTCGGGAGGACCTCTACGCCGGCCGCATCGTCCACGAGAACGAAACGGTCTATACGATCCGTTGGCAACCCGGCCTGCGTCCCGATATGGTCGTTCGCGACGAGGGGTATCTGCGGAAGATAACTTCGATCCACGAGGAGGGACGCCGCTGGCGCCTGCACCTCAAATGCCGGAAGAGCGATGCTGACGATCGAAGTTGACGGTTATGCCGCAGCCAAGCGGATTCTGGACGAACTGCCGAACACGATGCAGAAGCGGATGCTGCTTGCGGCTCTGCGCGCCTCGGCCAAGCCGATGTTGCAATCGGCACGGAGCAAAGTTCCCGTCCGCACGGGCAAACTGAAGAAGCAGCTGCGCACGGTTCGTTACAAGGACCGCAACGCTTCGAAGTCGGAGGTGGCCATCGCCGTGAAGCCGGTCTTCGAACGCACGAAGAAGAAAGGCGCCGTGAACGAATACTACGGCAAGTTCATCCACGAGGGGACTGCCGATCCTCGCACCTCGAAAAAGGGCAAGCTGTTAGTATTCGACGATGCGCAGGGCAAAAAGGTCTTCGTCCGCAGCGTATATCCGGCCGACGCCTTATTTGGAGCAGGCTTACACGGAGAACTCCGAACGCACGGTGGCGATCTTCGGCGACGAGTTGGCTGCTGCAGTCGAAAAGTTCGTGAATAAAAACTTCGCACCGGTATCGAAATGATGGATTTCAAGAAACAGCTGATCGCGCTTTTGGAGCGTGAGATTCCCGAATTGGCGGATAGGATCCAAGCCGGGGCGATCGATGCCCGGACGCCTGTGCCTTTCGCCGCGTTTTCCGTACCGGAGGAGACGCCCGTAAGGACGCTGCACGGCATCGCCGGCTACCGGACGATGTTCGAGGTCGCGGTCTACGACGGCAGGTTCGCCGAAGCGGAACGCCTCAAGCATCGGGTGGTCGCCGCCTTGGAGGGCGCGGAGTTCGACGGAAAACGCAGCCGCTTCGTCTCCTCGGCGACGGAATACTACGCGGATTACGATCTGCACGGCGCAGCGATGACATTCAGAATAGTATAACCGAATAAAACGAAAACTTATGCCGGAAAGAATCGGAACCAAACGGGTCGTGCAGGGCGAGGACATCATCGTTCTGGTGGATGAAAAGACGACGCTCCACGCCACGAGCCATACGCTGAAGGTCGATCTGGAGATGAAGGAGCTCCGCACGAAGGATACGAACGGCAAGGAGAAAGCTCCGGGCGACGTTACGTGGTCGGTGGACGGCGACGGGCTGGTGGTCATCGACGATTCGATCGAGAACAGCCATACCGCCGAGGAGGTCCTCGACCTGGTACTTCGGAAGAAACTCGTCGAGGTGGTCGTCAAGTCGCCGCTCACGGGACTTGCGAAGATGTACACGGGCAAAGCCTACATCACGACCTTTTCGCTCTCGACGCCTGCGGGCGACAACGCCTCTTACAGTTATTCGCTTACCGGCAGCGGCAACCTGACGCCGGCAGACAAACCTGAATCCTGACCGCTATGAAAGAGATCATCATTCAAGGTACGCCGCATCCGATCCATTTCGGATTGCGCGCTATCGACGAGTTCGTCAGGCAGCGCGGTGCGGAGTTCGGGCAGACGGTCGCTTCGACCAATGCCCTCGGATCGTTGGACAGCATCGTCGCGCTGACCGCTACGGGACTCAACGAGGGCGCACGGCGTGCCGGCAGCGACCGCCGTTACACCGAAGACGAGGTGTGGGACATCTTCGACGAGGAGCCGTCGCTCATCCTCGCCGTCTCGGAACTCTTCGTCGAGAGCATCGCGCCGCTGACGGATAAGTTGGGCGACCTCTCAAAAAACGGGAAACGCCCGACGACGGGGAGCCGCAAGCGGTAACCTACGAGCGGTGGTTCGCCATCGCCGTCGGGCAGATGGGACTGGCGCCCGAAGCCTTCGAACGCCTGACGCCCGCAGAGTTCATCTACGCGTGGCTCGGCTGGGCGAAACGCGAGGGCGATAGACAGCGGCAGGCGTGGGAGCGCGAGCGGTGGGCAGTGTGGGTTGCGACCTGTATCCAACTCGACCGCAAAGACCGCCGCCCGATGACCGAGATGTTCCCGTTGCCGTGGGAGAAGACGACGGCTCCCGCAAAACAAGAACCGACCATGCAGGAACGCATGGAACGAATCGAAGAAATGAAACGATGTATCCGAAAATAACCCTGATTATCCTGACGATCGCCGCCAGCGGCTGCTCTCCGCTCCGAAGCACGCGATCCGAGCGGCACGAGACGCTCACTATCGCCGACTCGACCCTTACGATGCTGTTCCGGCAGGAGTTCGAGCGGCAGATCGAAACGCTCCGCCGAACCGTCGTGGAGTTTTATCCGCCGGCGGAATATCCGGAACCGAGCGACGATCGATTCCCGAATCCGACCGACACGCTCCGTGCCGTTCTTCCGCCGCTGAAGATTCCGGCGGCAGGTGTTTTCCGACAGCCGGTCAAGCGCATTTCCTATACCGAGGTATCGATGCAGAACGACCGCACTCTCCTCACCGACAGCATTTCGCATAGCCGCATCAACACGGCAGCTCGCAACGACGTGCAGGAGCAGACCGACGAGCAACCATCCTCCGGTGTCGCGTGGCTCAAGTGGGGGACGGCGCTCGTCGCACTGACGCTTCTGCTGCTCTTATTCCTCAAATTCCGATAACCGAACCCTTATGACCAGACTGAAAACTCCGATTTCATACTATGGCGGCAAGCAGATGCTCCTGAAGCATATCCTGCCGCTGATTCCCGAACATACGCTCTATACGGAAGCCTTCTGCGGCGGCTGCGCCGTACTCTTCGCCAAGTCGCCCACACAATGCGAGGTCATCAACGACACGAACACCGAATTGGTGAACTTCTACCGCGTGGCGCAGACGCAGTATGCGGCACTCAAGGCGATGATAGATGCGACGCTCCACAGCCGCGAGATACACGCGCACGCACGGCATATCAACGAGCATCCGTCGTTCTTCACGCCCGTCGAGCGGGCTTGGGCGGTGTGGGTCTGCACGAAGTTGGGCTTCGCCTCGATGATAGACGGAACGTTCGGCTACGACCGCAGCGGCACGACGACGCTGAAACTCCGCAATGCGAAAGAAGCCTTCACGGAGGAGTTGTGCAGCCGCCTCGGCCGCGTTACGGTCGAGTGCGAGGATGGCATCGATGTCATCCGCCGCTACGACTGTCCCGACGCGTTCCACTTCGTCGATCCGCCCTATGTCGGCAGCGACTGCGGACACTACAACGGCACGTTCGACGAGGAGGATTTTTCGAGGCTGCTCGACACGCTCACGACGGTCGAAGGGAAGTTCATGCTCACGATGTTCCCGCACGAGAAAATCGAACGCCTCGCCGCCCGGCACGGCTGGACGATCCATCGGCTCGACCGCACCATCACCGCCTCGAAAGTCTCCCGCCGCCGGCAGGAGGAGTGGATCACGACGAATTACTGATACCGACGTGGACACATTCGCTTATGATAACCCCGCCTATATCGCTTCGTGTTCATTCGGCAAGGATTCGATCGCTACGATCCTCCTTGCCCTCGAACATGGCGAGCCGCTCGATGCTGCCGTCTTCTCGGAGGTGATGTTCGACCACCGGCGCAATATCAGCGGCGAGATGCCCGAACACATCGAGTGGATCTACTCGACGGCGATTCCGCGTCTTGCCGCCTTGGGCGTACGGGTCGATGTCGTCCGTTCGGAGAAAGACTATCTTACGTTATTCCATACGGTCATAGGGAGCGGTACGCATAAGGGTATGCTGCGCGGCTGGCTCATCGGCGGCAAGTGCTGCGCCAACCGCGACCTCAAAATCCGGCCCATACATCGCTATTACGCCCGTTACCGAGAGCGTGGCGTCGTGCAGTACGTCGGCATCGCGGCCGACGAACCGAGACGCCTCGCGCGGATGCAGGACAAAGGGTATATCCGTAAAACGAGTCTGCTCGCCAAGTACGGATACACCGAGGCGGATGCCCGACGCAAGTGCGAAGAATACGGTCTGCTGTCGCCTCTCTACCGAACCTCGCATCGGGGCGGTTGCTGGTTTTGCCCCAACTGCCGCATTCCGGTCTTCGCCGAGTTGCGCCGCCGCCATCCTGAATTGTGGCGTGAACTGCAACTGCTCTCGGAGGTCGAAAATAAGTCCTCCGAAGGTTTCAAATACGGGCAGACTTTCGAGGAGGTCGAACGGCGGATGGATCTCTTCGAATACGCCCCTATGCTATTCTAAACAACTGAAAATAAATACGATAATAGCCCCGAATTAACTTGCGTGTTCTAAAAAACGATGTTATGTTTGCAGTACGATAAACAACTGAATGATAAACGATTAAAACAAAGTGACATGACACGGGAACAAGCGAAACGGATTGCGATGACCTACATGCGGCAGCAGAGCGATTACGAATTTTCGGAGGTAACGGTGAAGAGTATGGAGCCTGCCGACGGGTCGATCAAAGTATGGTTGAAAACCGAAGACAAGTATGGCGACGAATTGATCGTCGAGGTCGAGATGGACCCGCAGTCGAATGAGATCCGCTGGAAGAAGATCTGCAACACGGGACGCCTATCCGAATATCTGAAGCCGGCTACTCGGATCGATAAACTTTCGGCGGGGCAGCGCTTCCGGCTGCAAGGCGACTGCGTGGTTTACAAGTTCGTGGACAATGTAAAGGACCGCAGCAGTATTCCCTATATCATCCGACGGGCGGACAAGTCCGGTTGCGTATCGAGAGTCGGATGGCAGGAAGTATTCCCGATAGAATAAGTCGAATGCCGCACCTCGTCGCAAGGCGGGGTGCGGATAAATCGAATATGTTATGAAAGTCTATTACACCCAAGCCGGAACGTACACGATTACCGGAATCACGCCTACCCAGTATAATGCCCTGCGCTCGGTGCTTCAGTCGGCCGATGATCGCTGCTTCGAGGTACAGAATGAAGACGGCAGCTATTATAGCAACGACGATTTCGTCTGTATGCTCAATGCCGAGGAGCGGGAGGCGTTGGCAGAAGTCTGCAATGCGTTGTAGATGGTCGTCCGCTGCTCTGTTATCCATTCAGTCGTTTATTGTGCCCGGGGTCTTGCCGCCTGGCATGGCTCCGGGATTCTTTTATCGTGAGACGATGTTTCATCGAAACGATGCCGTCCCGACTTACTTTATATAATCGAATGGAATGTAATCATCTGAAATTAAATGAGATAATAAATGCGAAATGACTTGCGTGTTCCGAATGATGATGCCATCTTTGCAGTGTAATAAACAATTGAACTGCAATCTATTAACGACTCGGTTATGAATACTGCGAATCGAAAAAGAACGGAAATCGACGCCGAAATCGATCGGCTGGAGGTCGAATTCGAAAAGAACCGCAAAGAGATGCAACGCCTTGCCGACGAAAATAGACGTGCCGGCGACCGCTACGGTGAATTATCGAATGCGAATCACAACATCAACAACCGGATCCTCACATTGCTCACTGAGCGTTGGGAATCGGAAGAAACGACTCTTGAAGATAAAAAACAATGAATACAAATGCAAAGGTAGGCGACAAGATTCGCATTATCCATCTTCGCGACGAGGATAGCCGTTACGTTGGCAAGGAGGGTACGATCGAGTTCATCGACTCGCTCGGACAACTGCACGGCACATGGGGCGGGTTGGCAGTCATTCCCGAAGTCGATCGGTTCGTAATTATCGAGAAAGCGGAATAATCGCCTGCAACAAATGTCGAGATGATAACGCTCGATGTCGTGTCATTCCTGCATCTTCTTTAGATATCCAATTTTCTGAAAATAAATACGATAATAGTTGCGGAATGACTTGCATATTCTAAATGATGATGCCATTTTTGTCATGCAATAAACGACTAAAAAAGAGTGTATTATGAGAACGAAAATCGAAGAGTTTCTGGAGCGATTCCCGAAGAACGCTACCTGCTGGTCGCAGGCAACGGATGAGGTGCGCGATATGGCACATATAGCCCGCGTGTTTTTGGAAGCATACGAAGGCGTGATCGTCGAGCCGGTCGATTCCCGAGCGGTAAAAACTCCGGCGGAGTGGAATACGAAAGGCCGTGAGTTCATCTTGACGAACTTCGACCGCATGGCGGATAAGACCAAAGAACGGTTCTACGCCTACTTCCGCGAGTGGTTCGACGGGGAAGAAGAGTAGACAAACGAGAGGATGCTTCCCGCAACTTGAACGGGAAGCATCCTCCCTGACTCCGTAGCAAGGGTTTACGCATCTCTTTCGGTAGGAATCCTATCGTGCTCTATCAGTTGTTTATCGCAGCCGGAGCCGCAAGTAAAGCGGTTCCGGCATTTTATTTTGTACGTTAATAATGATTAAATTTGTAACAAAAACAGAATACGATGAAAGCCTATACCTATATCGAACACGGCCGGTTCGGACTGCTCGACAAGCCGAAACCCGTTTTACAGGAATCGCGTGATGCCATCGTGCGCGTGACGCTCGCGAGCATTTGTACCAGCGACCTGCATATCAAGCACGGCAGCGTACCCCGCGCCATTGAGGGCATCACCGTCGGCCACGAGATGGTCGGCATCGTCGAAGCGGTCGGAGCGGAGGTGCGTCATGTCCGGGTCGGTGACCGCGTGACGGTCAACGTCGAGACTTTCTGCGGCGAATGTTTTTTCTGCAAGCGCGGCTATGTGAACAACTGCACCGATCCCGACGGCGGCTGGGCCTTAGGCTGCCGCATCGATGGCGGACAGGCGGAGTATATCCGCGTGCCGCATGCCGATCAGGGTCTGAACCGCATTCCCGATACGGTGAGCGACGAGCAGGCGCTGTTCGTCGGCGATATTCTGGCCACAGGCTATTGGGCGTCGAAGATTTCGGAGATCGCATCCGACGACACGGTCCTGATTATCGGTGCCGGACCGACGGGTATCTGCACGCTGCTTTGCGCAAGGTTGAAACACCCGAAGCGGATCATCGTCTGCGAAAAATCGCCTGAACGGCGGCGGTTCGTGCGGGAGCACTATCCCGAGGTCCTGACGGTCGCACCGGAAGCGTGCCGCGAGGCGGTCCTTGCGAACAGCGATCACGGCGGCGCCGACGTCGTGCTTGAGGTAGCCGGCGCGGAGGGTACGTTCCGCTTGGCGTGGGAGTGTGCCCGACCCAACGCGACGGTTGTTATTGTTGCGCTTTACGACCGGCCGCAGGTGCTGCCGCTGCCCGAGATGTACGGCAAGAACCTCACCTTCAAGACAGGTGGCGTGGACGGCTGCGACTGCGCCGAGATCCTCCGCCTGATCGAGGCGGGCGAGATCGACACCACGCCGCTTATCACGCACCGCTATCCGCTCGGCCGCATCGCCGAGGCATACGACCTCTTCGAAAACCGCCACGACGGAGTGATCAAGATAGCAATAACGATTGAATGAATTTTGTAAAATAACAAACAATGCTTCTTCCGACAATGACTTATAAAGAGATGTACGATCATCTCTCAGCAGATAAGAAAAAGGTCGATATTAAGATAGACTATCTTTTGCCGAAAGCGATCAAATCTTTCAAAAAAACGATGAGGTTTCCGGCATGGGAACTTTATGATTATACTATCCCTTCGACCAACAATAAATACGTCATTTACTTTTACGCTGAAAGTAGGGCAAGAATAGAAACCCCTGAAATAGGATCGTTTACCATCGTTCATAATGGGAGACATCGGTTCATTGTCAAATGGGGCGCCGGCGGTTATAAACATACCCCAGATAGCGAAATGATGGCCATCAGACAAATCCATGCTTATACGAGCCATTTTATGCAACGTTACAATGAACGCTTTTTGAAAGATGACTCGCTAACGGTAAATGAAGTAGCCGCGAGATATCTATCAAGGAATACGATTGCAATGCCGCTCAAACAAAATGAAGAAATCAATCGTAATCACGAGAAGTATGGTGAAAAAGGGCAATACGCCTTTCGTGTTAGAGATGGAATCTGTTTTTCTTATTCGGCAATCGATGGAATAGAAAGCGAAGATGGAGATAGGCATAAGGACAAAGTCGATGCGTTGTATATATGTTATACAACATTTATGAATGAGTCCAAGATGACAGAAAACCAACGTAAAGCCATTCTCAAAGAGCATTGGGAAAAGTGGTTGCAATTCGCTGAAGATTTCCAAAAAGAGGCTAAAGATGGGGTGATTACCCTCAAACTTGAACCATAATTAGGTCAGCGTCCACCCCTTGTCTGTCGCAATAGCTTTTTGAGCAGCAGTCAGTTTGGCAAGGTTCTTCGAACCGATATTGCAGGTTATTCCGATCACATCCGTAGATAAAGCGTTCAAGAGCGACAGCAGGCTGGCCTCCGTTAGCTTCGGACATCCGTTCATCGCAATGTCAACACAAATGGGCCCGTCGATAATCACCGTCTCGAGCGCAGAGCAAGATATGAACGTCGTATCGATTTTCGAGGTTACCCTACTTAAATCGAGTCTTCCACCGATTCTACGCAGGTTTTTGCAGCCGTGGAACATCTCCGAAGCAGAGGTTATCTGCGATGTGTCCAGCCCGCCGATCTCCTGTAAGTTCGTGCAGCCGTAAAAGGCGTACATCATATTCGCGACGTTCGAGGTGTCGAGCGTCGGCACGCGCTCCAGCGCCGTACAGCCGTAGCACATCTGATACATCGAATCGAACGATGCCGTATCGAAGGTCGGAAAGGTAGCCATCGTCGTATTGCCCTTGAAGAGTTGGTAACCGTTTCGGATCTGATTCATGCCGCTGGTGCTATCCACCAATGCGACTTTATTGACGAGCGATGCCAACGTCTCTTCGTCGGTTGTCGCCACGCCTTTGTCGCGGAGCGTCCCGGCAAGGTGCTGTCGCAGCGCATCGAGTCGTAAAACGAGTGAGGTAAAGTCTGCCATACGCTATCCGATAATATGGTTCAGTGCCTCCTCGATACCGGTCAATCCGAGCGAAGCGGTTATCGCATCGACCAGCGTCGCATAAGTTACGGCAGCTCCCGTACCGTTGCGGTCGATTTCGATAAGGTCAGTCGCCGCTAAAGTCGTTACTTTCGGGAGTTGCGAGAGCGTGATCGCTCCCGATACGGGTTCTTCTACGTTAGAGATATTTACCGCTGTTTCCATTTCGAATGAATCGTTCGCCATAGTAATTGTTTATTCTTCGTAAATTTTGAATTCGGACATTATCTGATAAGTTACGTGCCACATGCATTTGGCGGAGGAATAGGGCGACGGCACAGCCAACAGTTGCAGTAGCCCTCCGTAGGTTTCGATGCGAGGAACCGGCAGATAGCCCATTCCGTAGGAATCTTTCTTCAGTGTCGTAACGATGCCCGACTGCGTGTCGTCCACCGCTATTACCAAGTTCGGCGACGAGCGGGTGCGGATCGGACAGTCATAGAGGTTCACCACGCTGCCGATATACTCGGCCGATACGGGCAGGTTCAGCCAGACGATGTAACTGCCGAAATCCGCGCCGTTGGCGATCAGGTTGAAGTTGCGGTTCAATGTATATTTGCGGGTCGAGGCGTTGTAGTCGGTGCCTTCGTCCGTGAAGTATTTGAACTGCACTTTCGAATATCCGCTGAAGATGCCGCTCGCCATTTCGACGTGCCCGTCTTCGTAGATGCGTGTGGCAGCCGTCGCAGCATTCTCGATGCCGTCCGCGCCGGCGAAGAACATCAACTTGCCGTGTTTCGACGCCGGAGCGCCTTTCAATGCGCAGCCCGCCATACCCGCCACGACCTTCTTGTCCGTATCGCCCTTTACGCCGACGAACCCCGACAACACTACGCCGCTTCCGGCATCGATCTCCGTAAAGATATCCTGAAAGTTCTCGCGCAGATACTCCAGATCGCCGTTGTCGTTCTTCGCAGCCTCGTCTAAAAGGGCACCGATTGTCCGGCGAGCCGTATAGTAAGCCTCGATGTCGGCGAAATCATCCTCGATCGGAATGAACTCCGGTTCCGGCTGCGTGTATTTCCCGATAGCGGCGACGGCCCGCTGATAAGCATCCTCGTAGGGCGTCCACTCATCGGCGAGCAACCGGACGGCGCGCCGCTTGCCGTGTACCATAAGTACTTTGCCGTTCGCGCTGCGATAACGAAGCACAGAGAGCAGACGTAAGGCATTGGCGCGGAGTTGTTCGTACTCGGTTCGGATATCCTGCAAGCGCTCTTTCAGGAACGACTTCTCCACGGGCGAAACATATTCGTCGGAGTTGATACGACCGAGCGTCTCCAGCGTCGAAGAGATCGTCTGCATCAACTCGTCGAAATCCGTTCCGGCATCGGGCTTCGCGGGGTCGATGCGGCCGAAGCGCAGGATGCCGTTGCGGAAACTTACGCCGTAACCCGTCGTACGGTTGAAAAGCTGCATATCGCCCGTAGCGGAGTCGAACCACGAGTCGCCCGACTTGTCCGAGAGGAACCCTGTGAGGTAGATGTTCTTCAGGTAGGCCGAATAACCGGTCATATCCAGGCCGTGCGCCTTGAGATTCGACAAGTCGCCGAACTGCGCTGCGATATTCTCCGTGCGGATCGTCCAGTCGTCCATACCCGTGAGAAACCGCAGGTAGGTGCGGGTTTCGTAGCGGGAGGTCCGGCGCTCCTTGTCGGTCGTATTACCGAATACCACGAACTGCATCGCCGCCTGCGGGTGGTAGGGGTAACCTTCGCGTAGTTCATACCGCCATTCGGCGTAGGTGTCGCGGTCGAGGCACTCGGTAAGGCGGAAGTAGCAGGTCGTGAAGCCGGCATAGGTGCGGTTGCCGAACGAGTCGTCCGAATCGACGGTATTGCCGCTCGATGCGTCCATTGCCGAGTTCAGGAAGATGCCCATACAGAGGTCGTTCTCGCGTAGGGTGCTTATTTCACCATCTTCCAACTTGACGACCAACGTCCGGTTCTCCGGCGAGACGATCTCGACGATGCCGCCGCCCGGAGCGGACCACCGATCGCCGACGATCGTTTCGATGCGGTTGTAGCGGTATTCGGGAACCTCCAAGAACTCCTCCAAATGAAGCCGCCGCAGGTACATGTCGCCCATAACCGACAAGTCGCCCGAGATCGTACCGCCTTTCTTGTCCAACTTCTTGTCGAGTTCGCCGGACAGCCCCGTGATCTCGGCGACGGCGTGCGTATGCTTCTTCGGAGCCATCACGCTTTTGATCTCCTTGCCGGAAACCTTCATCGATGCGGCGGCTGTCGGGACGTCGACGATGAACTCGAACGCGTCGAACTCCTCTAACTGTCCCGAAGCGCTCGCGAGGTCTTTGATGCGAACTTCGTCCATAACGACGTGAAAATAACGCTTCGCCGAACCTTTTTCGGGATACAAAGTCCCTAATTCCGAAGAATGCCTTATCTTTGTAGTTGCATTCCGCACAGCCGGAGTGCGACATATTATCCGACTTGACTCTGGAGAAAACTGGTAATTTTTAACAAAGGGTTGAGCACACCGTATTCTCGCATCGAACGGCTCTCGCCGTAAGGTTCGGGATATGGTTATATCCCTGCTTTACGGCGTGGGCTATACGTGCTTATCCTTTGTGGGTATACCAGTACCTCTCCAGTATAAGCGGCAGTAGGCCCACGTTCTTTTTTGCCCGGCGGACAGACGCGATCCTATCTGCCATTTCAATGATTATGAAAGCAACGAATCGAATACCGGATCGCCGTGTCGTGCGACCGTTGACCGCACGGATATTGCGGTCGTTTCTGATGGCGTCGGAACGCTCGCATCATCATATTTATGCGCTGTGGGAACACGCATCGGTCCTGTCATTTTCGATAAAAAATGCAGACGGCGAGTATTTGTCTTTGCGGGAGTTTTTCGGCAGGGGCGATGCGGTTGCGCCCGACGATCCGCTCGTCGTCATCTTCCACGAAGTGCATATCGAAACAGCAGAAGAATTGACCGCTGAATATATCGAACGTATTTACGAATCGTTCCTTTATCACCATTGCGAGATGGGATTGCGCCGCAACGCCCCGCTCCGTTTGACTCCGGAATCAATACGACGATACGGCTTGACCGAAGCGGACGCCGTCCTTGTCAACAAACATCTCGAAGTCCTGAACGAGATGATCCGTCGGAAACTCCAGCAGCGATACGATGAACTCAAAGCGCTGGATTGCATTCGGAGATAATTACTGCCATTATGTCGCATAAATAGCGAAACACATCTTAAACCTGCCAATATTATGACATTCTGGCAATTAAATGCAGGTGGTTTGGTTTTTGAGTATCTTTGAATTGTAATAATTCATTAAATGAAGAATCTCGTTACAGAAAGGAGGTGTTCAAATGAAAGCAAGAGTTCAATATAATGATTATAGGGGCACAGCAGCAGCGGATGTTAGTGATATTTTCAAATTAGAGGAGTATTTGGAAAAGAAAGGAGTTGATACGAAGCGATATGAATGTGTTGGCGTCGAGTTCTATTCAGGGTATACTGACTATTTTTCCGTTCGTTTTTTGTGCATAGATAGGGAAGGTGATAAAAATGTAACGTTAGGATTTGAGAAAGGAGTCTCAAAAGAAGAATTTTTCAATTTATTCAAGCGTTTCAATGTTGTAGTTACCTGGGCCAAAGGAGTAGATTATTCCGATCTTGAATTTGATGATAACACTATCATGATTGACGATAGAAAATAAGCTACCCACCCAGCACCTCTGACTTGAAGTTCTCTTTTCCGAGAACATATACCAAATCCCGACCCTTGGCCGTCAATTGACCGCCGAGGGTTATTCGTAGATTCTGCGCGTTACCGCCCGTCGGGAGCATCGCCTGCAACTTCGACAGCGGTGCGATGACTTCGGGATCCGTGCTGGCATTGGGATTGTCGCCGACCATTGCATAGGTAGGGCCGTATGCTAAACCGCCGTTGGCCAGTGCTGGCACGCTCTTCTCCGCATTCTTATTGATGAGTGCCGTCATCACGGCTGCTGCCGCGACCATCGCAGCACCGATGGCGATCGCCGCCCACGGATTGGCGAGAACGGATTTCAACGCTGATTTGAAGGCGATGATCATCACGCCGAACTCGATGAGCTGCGAGCCGATATTTTTCAGGAAGGAGGCGAACTGCGTCAGGATCGCTTTCATCAGCCCTCCGAATCCCAAATCGCCGGCGATGATCTGCCCGATAGCCTCCGCTGCTGCGACGATGCTGTCGGCCATAAACTTCGCCACCTGCTGATCGAAGCGCGTCATCACCTCCGCAATCGTGGCGTGGACATGCTCCAATGCCGCCGAGAACGACCAGCCTTTCGCCGTCAGTGCCGTCGTGTAGTTCTCGACCGTCGAGACCGTATCGGCGACGTGCTCCTGCAAGTATGCGCTGTTGTCGTCCGCCCAGCCGTATAACCCTTCGCGCACCGCACCGAATATCGCCTGCATCTGCTGCGCGTATTGCGATGTTACGGGTTTCAGATCGCCCATTTTGAGTTTCGGCGCCGGCAGTTCCAACTCGAAGCCCTCGGGCAGAATGCCGTTCATCTTGACGACGGGTTTCAGGTCTTCGGGCTTGATATTCCTGATGCGCTCCAACTCTTTTTGCAGCTTCTCGATCTCGGCGTTCGCTGTAGCGATATCTTCGACAGTCGATTCGGGCAGCAGTTTCTTCTTTTCGAGGGCCTCGATCCGCGCCTGCAATTTGCCGATGATGCTCGTGCTTTGTTCCGTCTGCGCGTTGGTTCCGGCGATGGACTTCATCAGCTCCTCGGTCTGCTTGCGAGCCTCGTCCGTTACCTTGTCCAGTTCGGCCTGCGCTTCGGCCGCTTTCTTCTCCGTTTCGCGTTTCTTTTCGATCGCTGCCGTCAGCAGGTCGTACTCTTTGCGCAGGGGTGCGAGTTTCGATTCGTCGGGGACTTTCTGCAAGGTAAAACCGACGACCAATCCCCCGAAATTCGGAACCATCCGCGTCTTGGTCGTCGTAGCGATGATCTCTTTCTGCTCGGCGATATTCTCCTGCAACTTGCGTTCGAGTTCGTCGAGCGATTCGGTCTCGGCCATCTCGTCGATCATCTTCTACTTCTGGATGCGGGCGTAGGCGAATGTCGCACCGAGCGCGAGGATCGCCGCCATAATCAATCCGACGGGCGACAACAGAGCCGTAAATCCCGCCGCCAGCATCGGCAGCACCTTGATCACGGCGCCGATTCCGAGCGAAAGGGGACCGACCGCTGCCACCAGCCCCGCCACGACGACGATCGTCTGCATCATCGCCGGCGACATCGATTGCAGCATCTGCACGACCGTCGAGAGCGCACCCGCTACTTTCGTTGCGAAAGGCATGATGGCCGCACCGATCTGTTCCAAGAAGTCGCCCCATGCGTTCTTGAGCTGCTGCACGGCTCCGAGTCCCGTCCGTGCGGCGGCTTCGGCCTGCCCACCGAACTTGCGCTCCAACTCGTCGAGGATCATCGCCTGCGCTTTGGCTATGTCGCCCGTCTCGGCGAGTTTCTTGATCACCTCCGTCTGCTCCTTGGAGAAGGTGATGCCGGCACGCGACAGCGACGAGAGTTTCGTCGCAGGATCGGAGAGCGCCTTGCCCAACTGCAACGACGCCGCACCCAAATCCATCTCCAACGCCGTAGCGAGGTCCAATGCCAACGCCTGCGTGCGCTTGAAGTTCTCGCCCGTGATGTTGGTAAAAGCCAACAGGCGGGCGGTGGATTTGTCGAGGATCGTCTCGTCGCCGAAAATCGTCTTGCCCTGCAACTCCGAAGCGTAGTCGGCCAGCTGCCGGAAGTTGTAACTGACGGCCCGATTCGTAACCTTGAGCGCCTGCTGTACTTTTGTCTCGGCTTTGGCCTGCACATCGGCCAATTGCAGCGACACGCCGCCCAATGCTGCAAGTGGCGCGGTGAGTTTCAACGAGAGCGACTTGCCGACGGAGGTCAGCTTCTTTTCGAGCGAGCCGAGACCTTTCTCGACTTGCTGCGCCTTCTGCTGGAACTCATACGAGTCGGCTCCGATCTGTATAAGTAAATCGGCGATTCTCCGGGACATAGCGGTTTAGGGGTTGTGTTGCAGATAGAGCGCCCAGCCGGCCTCGACGTCCGATAGTACCGGCGGTCGCCCGTTCTCCACGCGCGACATAGCCGCCACGACGGGGATCATCATCTCGCCAGACTGCGTATCCAACGGTTCGTCGGCGCCGATGCCCGACCACACGGCCACGCAACGGATATAGTTTTCGGTATGGTTCTCGATGGGCGGAGCATAGCGCGAGATCATCTGTCTAATGGTTCGGTAGCCGTTGCGACGATAGGAGTCCAGCAACACGAACATCGCGCGGTAGCCCCACGCCATCGTCTCGAACTGCTTGAATGCCGTATCGCGCGAGGGCGCAACTTCGCCCAGATACTTCGTCGCCGATCGGCGGATATTGCCGGGGTTACGATTGCGCATCCCTCTCGGTAAAGTTTTCTCGTTCATAATATCTGTTATTCGTTCTGGAATGTCATTGCAGCAATCGTTTCCTCCTTGCGGCTCGACAGAGCCCGCAAGCGGGTTCTGCCTCGCTCCGCGGCGTCGGTTACGATTAAGTATTCCTCTACACATATTAAATAAGGTTAGAATTTTTGCTCATCTTCGTTCCGTTCCTTGCGTCTCTGTTCCACTTCGGCTCTTTTGAGCAAGACCGGACATCGTTCGGGCGGCGTTTCGCACTTGTAGGCCTGCCGGATGACGATGCGGCTGCGGTCGATCTCCACGTCCTTGTGCTCGATGATGATTTCCAACTTATCGACCTTCTCTTCTAATTTCTCCACGCGCCCGTCCAGCCGCGTGATCTGCTCGGACTGGATCGCCACGACCTTCTCCGTGTTTGCTAATTCGGCGGAGTCGGCAGCCGCGTTCTCCTTGCGTTTCTTCGCGTTGAAAAAGAGAATCGTTCCCGCCAGCCCGCTGGCGAGAATGAAGTTCAGAATGATGGATAGTGTTTCCATAGTTTCTTACTTATTCAGGAATGTACTTGTAAATCGCCCGTTCGCGCACGATATAGAGGTCGCCGTAGATGAAGAACAGCCCCATGATGTTCTCGCCCCAGCCGGCGGCGTTCCGAACGTCGGTCGTCGTGTCGTCGCGGAAGTTCCAAATGAAGATGCCGTCGTCGTAGGAGTGTACGACTTCGCTCATCGTATGGTCGGCGTGATCCGCCCAACGTCCCAGTCGCCGGAGCAGCGTCCGCTCGGTAATCGAATCCCGCCGGTAGAACCGCAGCATATCGTCGGCGTTGATGCCGATATAATTGTCGGAGACGGTGACGATCTGCTCGCCCGCAGCGAATTGCAGCATCTTGCAGGGCTGGTGGAACCGCTTGTCGTGCAAATAGGCGCCATGCGAGGTGTTCACGACGATCGTATTTTCCGTGCGCCGCAGGTCGAGGATCGCACCCGACATCGGCGTGCCCTCGTAGGCATATCCCCGTCCGCGATAGCCGGTCGAAGCGTCGGGCGAAACGTATTTGCACTCCGGGCGCGAGAGGTAACGATAGGTGCGGTAGTTCGGATCCTCGTCCTCCGCCGTGCGGACGCTGCGTCCGCCGGCATTGCCGCCCCGCGGACCGATATACTGCCGGTAGGATTTCAGAATATGGATATATCCGTCCATATAGGTCGCGACGTTGCGGTACTCCTCCTGCGGAGTATATATATTTCGAATCGTACCGCGATAGTCGAGGTAGCGGACCTCTTTCCCGTCCACCGCGACGAACCCCTCGTCCGCCTCGTACATCTCGAAGGACGTCGTGCTGCGGTAGATCTCCCGCACCTGCCGCGTAGCGGTGTCGAAGGCATAGACCGTCTTTTTATCGGCGGACTGGAGCAGCAGCCGGTTCAGGCAGCGGATCGCCTTGCCGACTATGAAGGACAGCGTCGCGACCGCTATGCAGTCGTCGCCCTCCGGCGGTCTCTCCGTTGCGAGCAGATGCGGCATCTCCGTGAGTTCGCTGTTATAGGAGTCGTCGAGGGCATTCAGCTCGATAGAGTTCAGGTAATAGGCGGCGTTCAGGAACTTGTCGTCCCGAACCACCGTATTCATATCGATATGCTGTCCCGTGAAGATCTCGCCCGTGATGCGTCGGCTCGGCAACTGCTTATACCGCAATGCTCCCTGCACGATATGGCCGACCAGCGTGTCGTAGTCGTTCCGACCTTTCGTATGCCAGATGCGCGTGGGATTGCCGCCGGCATCGAGGTAGTAGAGCGCATAGAGCAGCCGGTCGTTCGGAATAGCGGGAATATCGCTCACGGGAAGCGTTACGGACATATCGATGTTGTTCGCGGGATCGACGAGCGACTCGTAGCGCAAACCCTTGTCGTAGCTGTCGCCCGCTTCGATCGAGAGCGTCATCTTGCGGAACGCGGCGCTCTCCTGATAGCCCGAAGTGCGGCCGCCCGGATTGCCGAAGCGGTCGGTATAGGTCGTGATCTTGCCGATGAGCGTCTGCCGGATGAAGAACCGCCACTCGCCGTCGCAGGGGATGCCGTCGATCTCGATCTTCACCTGCTGCTCGTTACCGGTCTTGACCGTACTCGCGATCTCTCCGTCGGAGGATTGCGCCCACGAACCGCTCTCGGTCAGGCTGTATGTCGCCTTTTCGCCGACGATGCGGATGCCGTAATGCACCGCGACATCGACGTTTTCGTTCGGGCGGTAAACGCCCAGTCCCCATTCCCGATGGTAGGTCTGCAACCCGAACTCCCATATGAGCGGAAAGTTGCATTGCTCGACCGGAAAACCCCGAGTTACGACCTCCGCACCCCGATAGGCATCCTCGCCGCAGAAGCAGAGCTCCTCCCCGCTTTTCACGGAGACGAAGCCGTGCGGATCCGTCCAAGCGTCGGGATCGTAGAACCCGATGCGGGCGATCAGGTTGTCGAGGCTTTTGTTCTTTACATCGACCGAGACCTTGCGTAGCGCCGGCACGATGTCGAGAGTCGAACTACCCTCGATGTGCAGATCGCCCGTCCACATCCCGTCGATACGCTCGCGGGCCGCCGACGTGACGACCTGCGCACCGGTATGGATCACGAGCCGCAGTCCGCTACCCGTAACGATCCGCCCGACGGGATGCTCCGTGCCGATGCGGTAGAAACTCACGGGACGGGCAGCTTGATAGAGCGACACGGCGCGGCGGATATGCAGGGCTCCGCTCGACTGGAAGATCTGTCCGGCGAACGGACGCAGGCACAGTTCGAGGATGTCACGGTAGGTAGGCTCCTCGTAGACGTAGTAGAGCCGTTCGAGGTCGATATAGGTTTGACGGAGCGGAGAGGCATTCTCGTCCATCCCTTCGGCATACAGATCCATCCAGTCCGCCGTATCGAGATCCAACTCCAACAAGTCGATGCAGGAGGAGAGCAGTTCCCACAGCGACCGTCTGCCCGTGATGCCGATATGTACGAGGTCGCGGAACGGAATGCTCGACAAGAGATTGAAGCCGTCCACGGCCTTGATCGTAACGGTATAGGGCGGAGCGGTGAAGTTCTCGGAGTAGAGATCGGAGGTAACGTAGCCCCGCCAATAGAGTTGTCGATTGCGGAAGATCGAAACGCGGAACCGGCGCGGATCGGAGGTAAAAAGCGAAAGGTAATGGAAATTCTCCTTGCAGAGGATATCGATGGTCGCCTCCGAAGCCTTGACCGGCACGTAGAATTCGTCGCCCCGTTTCTCCCACGTGATCTGCAACGGTGTACCGCCGTCGAAAGTCATCTCCTCCGACGGACCTGCGTACCCCCGCTCCGAAATCTCCACGCACCACAAGACGCCCTTGTACTTCGAGCGCAGCTCTGCGTAGTATTTCAGACCGAACCGACGCCAAACCAAGGGCAAAGACGAACTTGTTCGTTCTTTGCCAAGGTGCGAAGGAGGAAAACTATCAGTTAAAATCGCCACTCGTCTTTCCTTTGGCGTAAAGGTAGACGAGGCGGCGAGTACGGAAGAGATACTTTGTCTCCATTGCG